TCACGTCACATTTAACAACATCGAAGAATTAGTCATTGATGAATCTTCTCGTCAAAACAAAAGACGAGAAATGATTTCTGAAATGATCGACTCCATCCTTGTTGATGATACAACTAAGGCTAAGGATTTATTCAACAATTACATCGGTGTTATTCGTTGGAATGAAGCCAAAAAACCTGATTTTATCGCCAAGGGCGAAAAAGACGAAGAAGTCTCAAAGAAGAAAGGCTTCGGAGCTAAGAAAAAAGACAAAGGCAAGAAGTTCGGAAAGAAAGACGATGAAGTTAAGAAATTCTTCGGCAAAAAGGCAAAAATTGCCGGCAAGGATATCGAAGAAGCCTACATCACTTCGCAGAACGTTCTTGACTACGCAGATTATATGAAGGTTGGTCCAAGCTTGGCCGAATCTATCACCAAGAGTGATGATAAGGGCAACCTTACCGATATTAAGATCCCAACTCTCAGACAGCGTAACGAATCAAAACTCCAACGCTTCGATTGGAAAACACTTAATACCAAAGTTGCTGATAGCCGCAAGAAGATTCCTCACTTTGCAGAAAATCAAGACTTCTGCAAGGCCATGGCTTACCTCAAGCGACAAAATAAGTTCTCGGACGCTCAAAGCCTACAAGAAGCAATTGACAATGTTGTTAAAGCATGGCCAGAACTTCTTTACGCTACACAAGGTGAACTAGCACAAGTTATTGGTGAATCACTCACCACAGCAGGCGTTAAGAATTACGACGATCAAATATGCGAATTCATGTCAGAAGGTATTCTCCGCAAAGCTCACTCAGCCTACGCAGAGAAAGTTGCTCAAATCTTGCACCTTGCTTCCGCTCCTAAGTTGGAAGAAAACCAAGATCCATACATCTACTTCCAAAATGTTGTTGAACAATTCTACCCAAGACTCGATGAAAAATTTGGTCTCGAACGACAAGTGTTCATCGACATGTACGAAGCCCTAGGCAGCATCTTCAAGAAAGCTGATCGCCAAGGCGACAACGCCCTCAAGAGCGAAACCGCTTCTTACATCAACGAAATTGCAGCTATGCTCAATGGTGAAATTAAGCCAGAACTTAACGTCGCCGAAGAAGCAGCCAATTTCCTCACAACAGTAATCGAAACCAATCTTGAATCCGGCAAGTGGGTCGTGTCCAACACACCACACTTGACAGTTAATGGCGATCACCCAGATACGGCCAAGAAAGCTAGCAAGAGCTATTCGCCTGCCAGTGACTTCAGCGGCAATTGGGGTGATGAAGCACCAGCCATCGGACAAGATAGCCACAACTATAAGAGTGGCAAACACGCTAAAGAAATGCGCAACAACTCTTGGGGCCAAGAGGGCGGCAGCGAAGTCTTCCCGAAACTCAAAAACCCATACATTCCAAAACCATTCGGCGATTTCACAATGAAAGGCGAAAAGGGTGTAGACAAGAGTAACACAGATAACGGCATGTGGTCTTCAAGTGACACATGGCCATCCTTGAGTAATCCATACGTTCCAAAAGAAGCCGGTGGTCCAGGTGGCAAAGGTCACAAAATGAAGAACGGTAAAGAAACTGATCTAGTTGTGGACAAATAACCATTAAGGAGCTTGCCAGCATGAATGAAATGTTGCTTGTAGATTGTTGTGGCGGCTCCGGTTTTGACCTTGAGCTAAGCGAGTCCACCAAAGGTGGACTCGTAAAGTTCAGAGGAAAATTCCAAGAAGCAGAAGCCGTTAACAAAAACAAAAGAATGTATCCTTATGATGTATTAGACGAAAATGTCTTGCGTCTTAAGGAAATTATCGAAAGCCGACAATTAGTCGGCGAACTTGATCATCCAACGGATTCGATCATTCACTTCGCAAATGCCTCACACATAGTCACCAGACTATGGTGGGAAGGACAAATCCTCATGGGCGAGGGTGAAATCCTAAATACACCTAGCGGCAAAGTCCTCAAAGCTTTGATCGATGACGGAGTGAAAATTGGAATTAGTTCCAGAGGTGTAGGAAACGGCAAAGTAAATGAAGATGGCATCCTGGTTATCGGTGAAAGCTATAAGCTCATCACCTTTGATGCAGTTGCCGACCCTTCAACCTTTGCAGCCTTCCAAGAAAAAGTTGTCAATAAACACGAAAGCGTAACTAAGCGTTCTGTCAGAGAAACTCTAAGAAATAGCGTTTCTGCTGCGAAAAATGAAAACAGCCGCATAGATACGGTTAACAAAGAATTATTGATCGCTTATTTGGGCGGCTTTGTAAAAGAATTGAGTGAACAATCTAAGTCGAGGTTAGACTAATATGGACAAGATCTTAAAAGCACTTAAGAAGGTTCTTCCTGCTGAGCAAATCGATGAAGTTGCTAAGGCCGTCGAAGAGATGGTCAACGAGAGCAAATCAGGAATCGAGGCTGAATTAGAAGCCAAGTTCACTGCTAAGCTCGATGAAGCATATGAGCAACTCGCCGAAGAGAAGAAACAGGATGAAGCGATTGCCGCCGAAGGCTATCAACAAGCTTATCAAATCATCGCCTCATTGATGACACGCATCGATGAACAGCGTGAAGAATTCGAAACCGCTCTCGAAGAAGGTTTCGATGAAGCTTACAACGAACTTGAAAAAGTCAAAGCAAAAAACAAAAACATCGAAGTCGAAGTATATGAAGAATTCGACAACAAGCTCAAGGAAATGAAGACAATTATGGTCGATAAAATCGATCAGTTCTTGTCCCTCCAAGAAGCTGAAATGTACGAGTCAGCTAAGAAAGACGTTCTCAGCGATCCACGTGTCCTTGAACAAAGAGTCGCTGTCGAAAAGATGGCCGAAATTCTTTCGGACTACATGTCAAATGATGAATATTCCGCAGTTACCTCCAGCAAGGTTGAAGAAGCTCATAAGCAAATCGAAAACCTTAAAGGTCAACTACGTATCATCGAATCCAAGAATGTCAATCTGTCCCGTTTGAATAATAAGCTCAACGAACAAGTTCGTGAAGCACACAATATTATTACGGAAGCTACAAAAAACGAACGCAAAGAAAGAACAAGCAAGAAAGAGAATGCAAGTGGGCGTGGACAGAGAGTGGTCAGCGAGGAAATTATTTCTGAATACGCTGCACCAGCTAAAAATAACTCGAACAATGGCTCAGATCTGAAGGAAGGTCATGACCCATTGAACGATCTTCTGGTTCTATCAGGTATCATCGAATCCTGAAATAATTTAAGGAAATAATTAACTATGAATGCACGTTTTCTAAACGAAGCCCGTGAAGTAGAAGCCAGATGGTCGAAGCCTCTTAGGAACGGTAAGTCCATGCTAGATGGCCTTACAAACCGTTACGAAAGAGCAACCACGGCCATTATGCTCGAAAATCAACGCCTTATGAACGAGGCAATGACTGACACTGGCGATATCGCACAGTTCAAGAGAATCTCTATTCCTCTTGTTCGCAGAATTTACCCACAGTTGATCGCAAACAAAATCGTTTCCGTTCAACCACTGCTCGGCCCAACCGGTTTGGTGTACTACCTCCGCTTCCGCTACAGCAGCAACAAGGGTGCTATGAGAGGCGCAGACCTCGGTAGCGGATACCCAACAGATGATTCATCATCTATGCAACAATTGTCTTCCGGTGACGGAAACTTGGACATCTTCTATACGCACCAGTTCGTACAGAACGAAACCAGTTCCACAGATAACGGCGGAGATACAACTTCTGTGTACGCTCCTCTTGAGCACACACCAGTTCTCGCCGGAACCTTGACCGGTACTGTCTATGACGGTAGCACCGCTGTACAAACCTTCGTGGTTTCCGAAGCAGGAACCTTCACCTTTACAGATATCGGTAGCCCAACCTACAAGGGTACAAGCGGCACCGTCGATCTTACAACCGGTGAAATTACCCTGACTTGGAACACTGATCCAGGTGCAAACCATATCGTGTGCTCCTATGAGTACAACATGGAATGTAACCAAGATCTTCCAGAAGTGAACTTGGTCATCGAGTCCGAAGAAATCGCAGCCAAAACCCGTAAGCTCAAGGCCGTCTGGTCATACGAAGCTCAACAAGATCTTCGTTCCCAACATAACCTTGACGCAGAAGGCGAATTGACCGCAGTTCTCGCTCAAGAAATTAACCTCGAAATCGACCGTGAAGTCCTCACAGACTTGCGTAACAACGCCGGTACGATTGCCGTTTGGGACTTCAACACCGCCCTTGGTGATACCATCAAGGAAAAGTACGAATCCCTCTACATCAAGGTCGCTGAAGTTTCAGCCGTCGTTCACCGTAAGACCCTCCGTGGCGGATGTAACTGGCTCGTAACTTCCCCAGAAGTTGCCTCTGTGTTCGAAACTGCAACAGCAGGCTTCGCACCAGCACCTTCCGAAACCTTCACCTCCTCGTTGGGTGTTCAGTACGTCGGAACAGTTAACAACAGATGGCGTCTCTACAAAGACCCTCTCTTCCCACAAGGCCAGATTCTCTTGGGATACAAGGGCGACAGCTACATGGACAGCGGATACTTCTACTGCCCATACGTTCCGCTCACCCAGACACCAGTTGTCTTGGACCCAGAAAGCTTCTGCCCAAGAA